GTGTTCGTGATGACTTCGGACAGCTTGGCCGTCGGATAGCCGCCAGCGAGCGCCCCATCGTTGATGACGACGCGATTGTTCGTCGTGTCCATGACGGCTTCGCCCTGCGCGCCCGTGAAGGCAGCGACTTGGCTCGCCGTACCCCGTCGAAGTTGAAGTTGCTCGCTCAAGGAACGCTCCCCAGGTTGATGACATCGACAACGGCGTCATTGATTGAGCCAAAGTCGTCAGACAGTGTCACGGCGCTCGTCAGAAGCCCGAGATCCACGGGGGAGCCGAGCAAGAGTTGCGCGGCGATCGGGTTGATGACCGAGACCACGATGGCGCCCAGATCGAGCGACGCGGTCGATGTGATCGCGACTGAGCCGAAGTCGTCCGCCAGTGTCGGCGTGTAGACGACCTGGCCGAGATCGAGAGGAAAGCCGGTTTGAAGCTGCGCAAAGATCGGATTTGGCGAGGCCGGAGCCGTGGTCGCGAAGACGTACACGGTGCAAGTCGACAGGTCTTGCAATCCACCGCCAAGCGGATTGAAGCTCTGGAACTTGAAAAACAGCTGTTTCCCCGCGAGGTTCGCCGGGAGATCGAACCGGCCGACCGCGCCGTCAAGACGCGCAAACGGCGCGCCGGTTGAATGCGAAGTCGTCGACGATCCGCCGAGCCCGCGCGCGAGGCCTGTCAGATTGTACGCGAAGCCCGCCGTCAGCTTCGCGACCTCGTAGCCAAGGAATTCGTTGTCAACGAGCGATAAAGTCCCGCCTTGTTGCGCCGCCGCCTGGCTTGTCCCTGAAAGCGTCCCGCCGCTTTCCGCGAGATTGACGGCAAGTGTATCGACAGCATCCCACCCGGCCGCCGCAGGAAGGCTTGCGGTCAGGAAGCCTTGACGGAGCGGCGCACCCAGCGTCGCGACTTGCGAATAGGTCACGCCATCAACCGACAGCCAAACGACAGCGCCGCCCCATTGGCCCGAGCCGCCCGCGCCGAGGCCCGAGGCGCCAACCCAGATTTGAGACACGCCGTTCGTCAGAGAGGTTGGCGGCTGCACGATGAGCGGCGCGTTGACCGGGACCGCGGGAACGCCGAAGTTGGGCTGGAACCCCGTCGCCCCCGCGTTCGGATTGAACGCCGGGTTCGAAACTCCGGCGACAAGCTCCTCGCAGGTGAAGGCGAGGATACCCTTGTCGTCCTCCTCAATCTCGATGATCCGCACCGGATAATCCGAGAGACCAAGATTCGGGTCCGTGATCGTTACGATGTCCATTGGGTCTAGGAGGCAATATTCCCAGGACAGTTTGAAGACGAATTTCGTTCGGACATAAAGTTCGCGCTGCAAGATCGTCTGAGCGATGAGCGGCCCCATTACGAATTCGTCGCATATTTCGGTCGCCTGGATCGTCGAGCCGACGCGGGCGCCGAAAACCTCGATCTGGCTTTGATCGCGCGCCTCGACGGTGGTGGAGGAATATTGATTGCTGCGCGACGTGACCTCGATCCGCTGGATGGTTGGAAGCGAGAAAATATCGACGCGCTCGACTTGAACCGGGTCTTTGTTGTCGCCCTCGGTGATGAAGTCGAGATCGGTCAACTCATAGACCGGCGTCAGGTTCGGGGTGAAGTTGCCAGCGGCGCCCGCCGTGTAGGTGATGACGACCGGCTTCCCTTGGTCTGCAGGACCGAAAATGTATGTCCCCGGCGCCTGCATCCCATATTCGCCGGCCACCGAAGGCACTTGCTCTCCGATGAACGTGAGATTTTGCGGGTTTGGCGAATTGTCGAACGCATAGACAACGCCGCCGTCTGAGATGAATTGCGCGGGCGATGCGACCGTCAATAGTTCTGGGAGCGTCACCCCCGATGAGACCGGGACCGGGATCGGGATCGAAAGCTGTGCCTGGAACGTCGTCGCCGACCCTTCCGAGATCGCCGTGTCGCCGTAGGGGATGAACTTGAGAACCCCGCCGCTCCAAACCGCGGCCGTGCAGAACAGTTGCAGCCAGCGCGTCAGAGTGCTCGACGCTTGCTCCTGGCTGGTGAGCGCTGGCGAGAACGCATAGCCCATCGCGCGGCAATAGGCTTGAAACGAGTCAGCGTTTGTAAACAGCGAGCCCGAGTCGATGCTCGCAGGATCGAAGCCGCAGCCATATTGAGCGTTAGTCAGAAAGTCTTGGATCACGAGCGCCGGATCAGCGTCCGATCCGTTGACGCCGGTCGCGGCGAGAATGCCGATAACCTCGAAGTTGTGGTTGCCGATCGAGGCCGTATCGCCGAGGTTATAGCCTGCCGCCCAGGCGATGGCCGTTCCCTGGTAAGCGAGCGCGTCTTGTGGATAGAGGCTTTGAAGGTACGGCCACACGATTTGCGGCGTCGTGCCGTTGAAAATGCCGATGCCTAGCTCAAGCGGAACGTAAACACCGAGGTCTTTCCAGAGGAAGCCAATGCCGGCGATCGGCCCCTCGCATAGCGCCATGATGATGTCGGCGATGTAAGTGTAGCTATTCCCCGCTGCGCCGCCCCCCAGGACGCCGCCCTTGCCGCCGATGCCCTTGCCGCTGCCGCCTGGGACGGCCTGAAAGTTGGCGAACCAAACCAGGTTTGGTGCGATCTTGTTACGCCCCCAGACGATCGGAATCGGAAGGATCGAAGTCGAGGTCTGGATTTGGAGCGACGTGAAGTCGGGCTTGTCATTGTTGCTGCGGCGGAGGAAGCCCATCTCAGTCCCAAAAGCTCGCGATTTTCGCGGTTTTCATCTTCGCCGAGAGTTCGCCCGCCTCGACAATATCCTCGATTACGAGACGCGCCGGCGCAAAGGCGTGAATGACCGAGAACGGGCGGAGCCGCGAGACGATACCCGCGTGGGCAAAGAGCCGTCCGATGCGAAAGACAACCGTATCGCCTAGTCCAGGCTCGCGGACCTCATGCGCTCGATCGAACAGGAAGCCCAAGTAGCGCTCTTCGCCCTGGTGCATGAACCAATCTCGCGTATAGGGGCGCGGATCGAACTTCTCGATCAAACCCAGGTCGCCATAGACGCGGACCAAAAGCATTGCGCAGTCGACGCCATGCTCCTTCACGTCGGCCATATGATGATAGGGCGTCCCGATCCAAGATCGAGCCGCGGCGACGACGAGCGCCCGCTCCATGTCGCTCAAGCTTGCCGCCCAGCGAGTTCGATGGCGTGGTCGTAAAGGGAAAGGATGTCGGCCTTCACGGTCGCGCGGTGGTCGTTGTAAGCCGGGATGCTTGTCCACGGCGTCGGGAGGGCTCTTTCGAGGAAGCGATAAGGCTCGCTGATAAGGGTCTCGGACGTAAGCCAGAGCGCGACGACAGGGCACGTGTCGGGCCACTCGTGCTCGAGGCGCTTGCGCGCAAGGGTCAGCGTCGCGATCGTTTCGTGGGGCGGAGCAATCGGCTTGCCACCGAAGAAGCGCTCGGCTCTCATCACGTCCTCAGTAAGCGAGTTCCGGCGGCGGCACGAAGGGGAAGCCGCGGAAGTTGATCTTGTTGTTGAACTTGTTCTGACACGTCGCTTGCGTGTGATCGCAGCCAAAAGCGACGTTGAATTTATCGCCATCCGCCGGAGCGAAGGGCAGCGGATACATGAGATTGTAACCGACACCGACACCGACACTTTTGACGGTCATGCGGACGTTGGAGTTGGCGCCGGAAGTGAAGACAAGCGAGCCTTGCGCATCGCCTGCGCGCGCCCCCGAGAACGCGATCGCGTTCGATGTCGATCCCGGCTCGCAGGCGCCATCGATCGAGAACGTCCCCCGAATGATCCCGCAGCCCGCGTCATAAAGCGTGTGCAGACACGTCGGCGAAAACAGATTTCTTGGCATGTCATAGTCGAGGATTACGAGGTCTGACGCGACGGTTATTGTAGCCTGAGTGCGTCCGACGTTATCGACGGTTGAAACGCGCCCCTGGAACATCCGAACCCCGCCGACAACGGAGCCATCCGATCCGTTGAGGAAAACGTGGTCGCGATAAACAGGAGCGCCATCAAAAGCGCCGTCTCTAAGGGCAATAAGGAGGGGCGCGCCGTTAATGACATCTGTCGGTCGAGCGGCGATAGTGATCTGCTGCTTGTCGACTTCAAGGCCGACGCTCCCCTTGTATTTCAAGCCGGAAACGAGCGGGCCGCTCGCGTTGAAGGTGAAGCCGTTGAAAGACACGTCGTAGTCGACGTTTGTCCAAGCGTACTGGGCGCCGGTCGTAGTGATGAAGGTGAAGCACTCGGCGAAAGCGATTGGCGAGTCTGGGGCGGCGCGGGTGGCATTGATCAAGTTAATGACGGCGGCAGAGGTCTGTTTCATGAGCCCGGAGAATTCCTTAGGTTCGCCGTAAGCAAAGAAATCGTGGCAAGTCGACCGGAAATCTAAGGAGCTTGGCAATAATCATCAGAGCACCTTTCTCGAGCCGGGCGTTGCTTTGAACGGAGGGATCTTTCTTGCAGACTTCGTTGAACCTTGGAGGCCTCACCTGTCTGAGTCTGGGTAGAGCGACTCGCCTGCCTCCGGCGTGGTGGAATTGCAGGAGCGCAAGTGAGGATAAGTTCTGGACCGCATGCAGTTCGGCTGCGACAGGCGTCTGCACCAACGCGGAGCTCTACGAGGTCCGAACCGATCTGAATTTGATACTGTCGACTTGCCATAAGTTCGACATGAACTCCTCGAAATCCTGATCGTCCGAGTCGAAGCGGCACTGGAAGGCGTAGGCAAAGGTTGCTGCAATGGGGACGCCGGCGCCGGGCGGAGACGCGAACACAAGGGAGTTAGGCGCAGAGAGGGACCAACCGGACGGCTGATTGACGTTGTTCAAGAAGACGTTTGCGACGTTCACCACCCAGCCAACCGGCTCCAGGAACGCGCCCATAAAACGGGAGAACGTGAAGCCCGTAGTCACCCCGTCGCCAGTCGCGAAGCTCACGTTCGTGGCCGTGCTGTCAGTCGGATCGACATAGAGGAAGGTCCCGAATTGCCCTTGCATTTGCAGGAAGAAGCCCATCAGCGCCTGCAGGGTATTAGCGCCGACTCCGGGGTACGAAGTTGGCGATGAGGAGAGCGCGTCGAAGGTCAGCTCGAATTGCCAGATCGGGTTCTGATAGAGAGCGTCCCGAACTTCACGTCCGGACACATGACTCGCGATCAATGTCGAAAACACCGGCTTTTTGTGCACGCTCCAGCCAAGGCCGGCCAGCGTCGGGAACGATGGTGGGGTTGTCATATCACGGCCGTACCGTCACGAGCCGAACCGTTCGGAGCGCCCAGAGCATCGTCATGAACTCCTCGAAGTCCTGCACGTCTTCCGCGAATCGGCAGAGCCAAAGGATGCCGAAGTCGGCGGTGATGCCGGCGCCAGAGCTTGGCGCAGTCGTGAACGTGATCGCGGGTAGATATCCACTCGAAACGGACCATCCGCCCGGCTGTACGACACCGTTTAGATAGACCGCGGCGACGCCGGGTGTTCCGTAAACAGGGCCGGTGTGGGAGCCGATCGAGACCGTCAGTGGGAATACCGTTTGTGAGCCGTCGCCCACTCCGATTGCCTGGCCAGCGACCGTGGATAGACCGGGCGGTTCGACCCAGAACGACGCGGCCGCTCCACCTGCTAGTTCGAAGAAACCGGCGATCGCCTGCAATTCGAGATGCGCGGCGTCCGCACGCAATAGGTCGTAGGTTAGGTCGATGTCGAAACAGGGGTTCGCGAACCGCTGGATCCGCGTCTCCCGTCCGCTCACGTGCTGACCAACCTCCGTTTTGAACCTTGGCTTGATGTGGACTGACCAGGCGAGAGCTGATCCGAGCGTGAGTGTAGGGAATTCCGGAGGGGTGGGTGGCAGGCTTGGGGGAGGCGGCGGCAGAACGGCGCGGGTCGTTCCGATCCAAAGACCCTGCGGCCAGTTTCCAGAGTCGCCCCAGGCGCCGTTAAGGATCGGGAATGTCGGGAAGGGGCGCGCGTCCGTATTCCAAACACAGCAGAAGCTCCAGTTGAGCATCGGCAGTCCACTAATGCTTTCGTTGTTCCCGTCGAGATTCCAGTATTCGTACACCGCCTGAAGTGCGAGAGCCTGGATAGTGTCGTCGCGCCGAGGGAGGTAACCGAGCTCGTTGGCGGGATCCCATATCGACCAGTAGGCAGTGGAGCTCTCTGTGGATTTTGAATCAAAGAACACATTGGGTTGATTGGTCGACTTGTCGCAGGCGGCGAAGCCATATTCGAGCGTAAGAATCGATTTGGCGTTCGGATCCCACTGGGTGTTTGGCCCATGCGGAGCGAAACCTTCGCCGTCGCCGTTGTCATAGACAGCTTGGTGATTGTTGTTCCACCACCACCTCAATTGCTTGTTGGCAAGAACTTCCTGATGGGGAAAATATCGATTGCGCACCTGCCCTAGACGATCCCCTTCGGGAAGCGAAACTTGTAAGTCTGTACCCAACGGATCGAGCCCGCGGCCGAGATTGTTGCTATCGTTGTAGAACCAATCAAAATACTGGCCGCCCTCAATATTGCCTTTAAGATAGGGCATTGAGAAGATCGTTGGCGGCCCGCTCAAACCCAATCCGTTCAATTGGGTTGGTCCGGGCGGCCAAGCCCCACTGAATTTGGGCTCTTTCCAATTTGCCGCGTCTAAACCGCCGGAGCCAGTGGTCCAGTCTGTTAGAGGCATGTAGTTGTCGAAGCTAACGAAATCTATGTTCGGATTGGCCCACAGTTGATCGAGATGCGGCCACTGTCCGTTCGCCCCTGCATGCTGCCATCCCATCCAGCTCGACCAGTCGGCCGAATAGGTGATGAGGTTCTTGAGAGTCGGCAAGCTCTTGGTGAGTCCCGCGCTGTCGAACGTGGACCGAACGTCGTTGGCGAGTGCGTTCAACTGCACGACCATTGGGTAGTCCCAGATCGCCCTGCCCGAACCGTCTACAGCGCCTGGTTTCGTCCATGTCGGACCGCGCAGGATCTCAAGGCCGCGAAGCTCCGAGCCGATCACGAACAGATTCACTCCGCCGGCGACTACACAGAGGTTCGCGTAATGCAGGATCATGCGGCGGAACGTCCAATCGAACAGGCCAGCCGCCCCGACATAGTTGACCGTCAGGTTGGTGGGGTCTCGAACGAAATCGCCGACGGTCGCGCTTCCCATGAAAGACGCCACATCATTCGTCGCTGTTTGGGTTAGATCGCTCGGTGAAGTGATGCGTCCACGCCACGGAAACCCAGAGCCTGTGCCGAGCAAAAACGGATAGAAGACGACGTTAAAGCCGCGGCTTTTAAGATCACGGATACAGCGGATCACGCTGGGATCGCTTGGCGTGCCCCCATAGACAAAGCTGGCTGATCCGGGCAGCGAAGGGAGCGGGATTAGCCCCGGGAACCCCTGCTCGGTTAGGCCAGACACCTTCCAGCTGACCGGCGCGAAGGTCGCCCCGTTCCACTGCTCGAACTCGCCGAGGATGAAGTTGGTCGACGGGTAAACGCGACACGTCGAAGCGTGTATTGAATCGAAGAACCACGCAATCACAAGACTGATCGTTTTGCATTCTGGGTGGTCAATCTGGAACTGCGTGATTGCATTTGTATAGTCGGTCGGACCGCCAGCCGAACTGCTGAAGAAGTTAAGAGTCGTCGCGTTGTTTAGGCCGCTCGACCCTCGCTGAAACCCGACCGCCGGGAGCGTGTCGTAGGCGAACTCGCCTGTTGAGGGTAACAAATGGACGCCGGTGACAGTCGGAAACGTCATCAGCGTCCATTGAGCCGTTTGAGTCCAAGGGCAGCGCCATGGCGAACCGCTTGGTCGAGCGCCTTCGTCAAGCCCGAGCCGTTCTGGCGCATCCAGGACGAGACCGACGCGCTGTCAATTGCATTGACGTGAAAGTGTGTGGTCGGGTGAATAGCGACTGATCCTCCGCCTCCCGCGCCAACTCCGCTCGAGCCGTTGGTCAGCATTTCCCGTAGGGCTCCGGCGGGTCCTGCAGGCATGATCAGTTCATTCTGGTGAATCAGCGCGAGTTGGTCTTTTGGCACCTCCCACATGCCGATGTCCGCGGACGCAACAGCGCCCGCCATTCCCGCGACCGTGGCCTGCGCTGCTGTGGCAGGGCCGATAGCGAGCGGTCCCATGAGGGGCGCCAGAAATCCAAACACGCCAGCGAACGTCTCCGCAGCGGAGGAAAGGATCGATTGAACCATTGCTGCGCTCTGTGCGCCCAGTGACGCCGCAGCTCCGCCCTGTTCAACGCTGGTGCGAGCAGCGACGCCCGACGTAGTCGCCGCTGTTTTCATCGCCTCCGCCAAGACGAAGTGTTCGGCGGTTGTTTCGCACCACTCGATAAATTTTATCAGCAGATCGTCGAGCGCGCTCTTAAACGCCGTATGCCAGGTCGTCGTCCCGGTCAGCAACCCACGTAATTGGGAGTTGAACGCCTGCTCGATAGAATTGCCGAACGCTTGATAGTCGCGCTCCTGCTCCTGAAGGGAAGAGCGGGTCGAAGCCGCCATCTGATCGTCGCGGCGCCGCGACGCTTCGATGAGCATGTCGTCAACACGCTGTTTTGCAGCCACCGATTGTTCGCCTAGACCGTCCTGCCTTTGCAGCGCAGCGACCTCGGCGGCATATTCTTGGCTGATCGCGCTTTGCGACAGTTCAAGCTTTTGCTGCTGCGTTATTTCGTAGAAGCGAGCCTCTTCGGCATAAAGGGCAAGCTTTTGCTTCAACGCGTCCGCGAGGAGCTTCAGCTCTTCCGAGGTTGCGAGTTGCGCCGCCCTTGTCGCGTCGGCATAACTCGCGTCGTCGCCAGCTCGCAATGCCTGGGCGGCGCGGGCCGCGTCGGCAGTGAAGGATTGCTGGAGCGCTTGGGTCGCGTCCAGTCCGTCGCGATAGGGCTGCAGACGGCTAGGGCTGAACGCCTGGGACGAAGCGGCGGAAAGAGACGACAATTGCGCGTTGATTTCACCGAAAGGCGCCGAAAAACTTTGCAGGGCGTCTTTCGCCTGACCGACACCCGATACGAAGTCGGAAACCGAAGCGTTGAAGCTGACGGAGACATTTGCGTCGGCCATCGCTGATCCTTGACCTTGCGTGGGTTCGTCAGGGCGCGCCGTTTGGGAACGCCGCCTTCAATTCCGCGATCGTCGGCTGGCGCAGTGCCGCGGCTTCCTCTGGCGCGCGATACTTGAGAGCCGCGGCGACCAGCCAGTGAGCCGGCGGGTTGCGACGCCATTCGGCCCGCAGCGCGAGAAAACGTGGCATCGTCAATTGGTCTAGTGCTTCGTCCCAGCGCCAGCCGGTATTGGCGACGACCTGGGCGATCAGGGCGTCGAAATCAACTTTCCCGCGGTTTGCGACGCCTCCCGCGTCGCATGCGTGGGCAAAGCTTGCTCTTCAATTTTGCCCGGCTGAAGACCAGCTGCCTTGGCCACTGACGGAAAAGCTTGGATCAGTTCGCCGACCGAGAACGCGAGGTCGAGAAATTTCGCGAAGGAAAGCTCAGGCTCGACGAAAGAGATGGCCCGCCAGGTCGCTTCAGCGAGGCGATCGAGCTGGGCCTCGTTGAGACGCGCGACGGACTCGCCCGACATGGAAGGGCCGCCGGCCGCGAGATAGATTTCGAACAGCGCCGGCTGGATCGCCTTGATCGCGCGGAACGGCAGATGCGGGACCGACCAAGTTCTCCCGCCGAGCGATATGGAGAAGCCGTCTTCGCTCACGCTGCGTCTCCGAAGTTGAAGGTCATGACCTGACCCGCCGCGTTGGCGAACGCCTGGAACTCGAAGTCCGGCTTGGCGAAGTCCTCGATGTTGGTGTCGAACGAGAACTTGCTGGCGACGCACTGGTTGAGCGTCACCGAGAACTGAGCGTTCGTCGTCGGGTCGGTCGCGAACAGCGTCGCTGTGAAGGTAGACGTAGGTCCGATGAGCGGGTTGCCGATCACTAGGCTCTGGGTTGTCGCGGCCGTTTGTGTGTAGGTGTAGGAGATCAGTACGTTGGCGCCCTGATCTCCGGTGAGAAAGGTGTAGACGCCGGTCGATGGGTTGAATGTGTATTGCCCTGCCGCCGTCAACGTTGCGACATTGACAAGGGGAAGCCCCGTTCCCGCATAGATGACTCCTTGATCCGCGACGAAATGAGTTGCGTTGGTGACCGTAACCGTGAACGGGCTGGCGGCCGGGACGCTGTGCACCTCGGAGAACTGAGAGATCGTTGAGCCCGGAGTGGGTGCCTGGTTGTAGAACAGGCGCCCGATAGCCTGACCGCTGAATCGCGCCAAGGTCGCCTTTCACGTCACCTTGCGAGTGCCGGATCCGACGGCAACCGGGAAGGCAAACTGGCCGTACAACTCCTTGACGCTGACCGACGTGTCGACGCTGACCTTCTGGACCAGCCCAAAATTGATTGGAGTCGGGTTGGGGACATTCAACTGCGTGCCGGTCAGCACGCCCGAGCCGAAGACAAACATGAGGGTGAACTCCGTTAAGGGGCGAATGTGAGAACCCGCCGCTGCTAGCGGCAAGGCGGGCGGTGCGGTTCCATCAGAGCGTTCAGCGGGACGAGGGGCGATGCAGCGTCAAGGCTCGATCAGCCGCACTGCAACCACCGCAAGGCCGTCGCCGTCGAGGTCGCCTGTGTCCCGCACCGGCACACCCGTGATCTTGCAGTCATACACGGCGCCCCCGAGGGTCTGCCGTCCCAGGCCGATGTCGAGTCCGGCTGGCGCCAGCGCCGCGTCGATCGCGTCGAGAGCGTTATTGATCGCGCTGGCGCCTGGCGTCGCTGGGTCGCGGGCGTCAAGATAAAGGAAGAGCTTGGCCTCAAGCGTTCGCTTCGGCGTCGCGGGCGAAGCCCATTGATACGTTTCTGGACCCGATTCGAGCTGGAAGAAGGCTGGCCGCAGCGCGGCCGGAACTTCGCTCCATATCTTCATCCGCCGCGACGCGAGCCCCCACGGATAAGC